TTTGGACATGTTGCTTTCATGGACTCGACGTAGAGCTTCGTCTAAATCCCATCCCATATTTGCTGCATATTGATAGCAGACATATACGAGATCACTGAGTTCTTTAATAGCTTCCTCACGCAGAACTAAACTATCTCTAAATAGCATACCTTCTGCCTCTAAAAATTCTTTAAACTCTTCAACGATCAAATTCTTTTGCATATTCCGTGAAGGCAGCTTCGTCGAGTTCTTGACCCCGAATGCACTCCTGAACTCTTTGGCTTGTTCTAAATTCGACTTCATTCTTTAAATAATGGATAGCTTTTTCTAAGTCATCTATGTCGTCAAATTTGTGACCAGCACGACAGACATATTTAATTACGTTTCCTAAGTGGAAGTTTAAGGCTTGATCACGTACAAAATCCCAAACTTGGATTGTTCCACGCCTGTAATATTCTGGTCCGCTTTCATTGGTGGTTTGGGCCATTTTTTCAATAAATTTGTTAGGCTGTTAGATAGTACAAAGTTTTGTTTTTGTAAGGCAAGGAAGACAGTTTTAATATCTTCCCTGCTTACATCTGGATGGTCTAAGTAGTCATCAACTAAACGCATTTTGAACTGTTGTTCAAGCGTCAATTCTGTAATCGGGTTGGGGATTCCAGAGTAAGGGTTTTCTTTTTTCGTGGTCATAATCCTCTGTAGTTAGTATTCTAGCTAAACGTGCATTAGTTAAAGCTACTTCTTCAGATAAGTCTTTATCTTTAAAGGCTTCTACTACTGTTTGCCAGCTGTATCCTTTTTCTTCAAACAAGGCTGTAGCACGCTTAACTCCTATTCCAGGTACGCCAGCATACCCATCTGTATTATCACCTGCTAGAGACTGTATAAGATGCCATTTAGCACCATCTGTAGGCGTGATTGTGACAAGTTCATCAAAGTTATATAGCTTACCAGCTATTTGTCTCATGTCTTTATCAGGAGAAGCTATAATATTTCCTGGATTTTTGGTATTATAAATGCCAAGAGCATCATCTGCTTCTAACGTAGGCATCTTAATAACTTCATACTCTTCTGATAACTTATTGATAACACGTCTATATCCGCAAGGTTTCTTACGGTTACGGTGTCCTTTGTACGAAGCTTCAATCTCTTTACGGAAATTAATGCTATCACTAAAGAATAGTATCACATCAGTGTGTGGTTTAAGCTCTCTCTTAATACGTTCTATCTCACGTTTAACACAGCTGTAAGCTTCAGAGAATAAAGATGTAACAACTATAACATCATTACCATAATCAATTTCTGATTCGGCTGCAGCAGTACATTTATATACTACAAAGTCAGCATCAACTAAGATTTTCATAACTTAATGCCTCAATAGTTTTTGCTGTTCTTCTTTTACCAAAATATGGTAAGAGCATTTTTAAAACGCTATTAACTTCATTAACACGCCAACATCTCCATACCCAACAATCTTTTCTATTTTCTCCATTTAATTTTTTATCTTTAGGTGTATACGGTCCATATAAGTGTCCTATTTTAATAATGTTAGAGAATCTTAACACAACATCTTCATCAGTCATCTTTAAAGCAGCCATATATTTTAATTTACTTTTATCAAAATAAATAGTACCTTCGCCTTCAAACAAACCAGCAGCCCATGCTATATCAATGGACTTCTGACCAATTTGCTCCAGACTTGGATTCCGCTGCGATTGGTATTCGCATTTTATAGTACTCACCAGATCTAACTGCTGAGTTTTCGAGGGTAAATTTAAGATCATTTACATAGGTGGGTTTACATTCAAATTGAAGTTCATCATGTACAAATGCTAATTGATGTGCATCTATACCAACTTCTTTGATCATTTGGTGTGCTATCAACATCCAACGCTTAGCAATAACACCAGCTGAACATTGTAACAAATAGTTAAGAGCCTTGTGTTGACTGTCAACTAAGATTTTTCTTCCGTCGATAGCCATGATCGAGCCTGTAGAAGACCGCTCCTGAACAGCCGATAACAACTCTGCCAATCCAGGGATGGCTTTGATGAACGCTGAACGTACTTGTTTTCCTTTAGCTCTTGCTTTATTTGTCGATAGTTGTTTATCGACTGAGAGTCCAATTTTGACATCACCTGCTCCATATAAGAAGGCATACGTGACGGTCTTTACATCGCGTCTAGTTATGCCGATTTTGTCTGCATTTACTTGGTGTATATCTCCGTTGAGTAAGATGTCAGCATACCTACCATCGTCATAACGAGCTAAGTAATGGGCTAACATTCTTAATTCTATTCCACTTAAGTCAGCACCTACCATAGATAGGTTTGGACTAGCAGTAAATAGTTTTCTAAATTCTTTACCAGACATTACCTGCCCGAGATTCGGCTTACGGTGAGCACATCTAAATGTGTTCGTAGCGACTGAACAGTGATGATGAATTCTACTAGAGGTCGTACATAGCTTCAGCCATGCGTTCACGCCTTCCGATATCATCCCTAATGCTTTTTTCAGTTCCAAGCATCGGAGAAATTTCAGAGCTATATCCGTTCCAATATCTTTTAAGACTATCTCGTCTATCACTGGCTTTCCGTTCAAGCTTATTAATGAGGCTTTCCAACCATAGTGTGTTGTCAATATCCATGTAATATGATCTCTTGATGTGGGATTTAGCTCTTTTAATCTCGTAAATGTAGCACCTTCTATATAACCTGATGTTTGGTTATTTCGCTTAGGAGTAAACTCCGATCCAGCGATGAAAGTATGCCTGTCTCGAAGTACTTTAGTAAGTGTTTCCAGTTCTGTTCGGAGACTCGATTCAAGTTCCCATGCAGAGCGTTCATCAAAGTACCATCCATGTTGTTCTTGTTGGGTAAGTATTTTTGCGACTGAGTGCTCTAAAGCTACCCAGTCAGGTAAGGGAGGAAATGGTTGCATAATTTTTGTGTAACAGTAACATCCTGTTCGCAATACATCTGCATCTCAGGAGACCAATCTTTCCAATCAGTAGTCTGTCCAAACTCCCCTTTATATTCATCTAGTCTGTAACCCCATGCTTCAAGTGAATGCCTTCCAACTAATTTTAAAGGCATATCTTTTAGTAATCCTTTATCTTTCCGTACAAAGTCTATCTTTAATAGATTTGGATGGTAAAGACGTGAAAGAATAAGAGTATCAACAGTGCGAGCAGCGGTAGTGAAAAAAGGGTAGAGCTTGTTGATGCAAGGTAAGTCAAAACCGAGAATGTTATGGCCGATAATGGTGTCAGCGACGCTGAGTTTAGCCAATCCTTCAGTGATCGAGTACTTGTTGTCACGTTCGTCATTAAATGATTCAATTTCATTTGTTTCTGAGTTGAAAATTGATAAACAATGAATACGAGTTAGATCATGGAGTAAACCATTAGTTTCTAAATCGAATATAATCATTATTTTCTTTTCCACGTATAAGTCTTGTCTTTAAACTGAGCTTTCTTTTGTGCTTCCTCAGTAGGTGGCTCTGGTTTTTGTAATTCTTCTGGCTCCTTAGCGTGTTTATACCAAGGATGTTCGTAATTACTATCTTCAAAAATCCGTGGTTTCGCTGGTCCCACGTAAAAAGGATGGTTCCGTAACATCATTCTCATTAAATCGGCAGTTGGATAAGTCATATTTTAATTGACAGGCTATTCCTGTCTCGCCTGAATAACGGTTTTTAAGGACTCTAAGAGTCGTATCGCCTCCTCCCTCTGTAGACTGTTGGTCTCGTTCAAGTCCAACAACCGCATCTGAGATTTGAGATATGCTATGAGATCCTCTAAGTTGTGAGAGAGACACACGTCCTCCCTCCTCGTGTGATTTTTTATCATTACTTGTACGTCTAAGGTGGCTAACCAAGAATAGAGTGATACCAGTACGCTCAACTAAGCTACGCAGCTTAGTCATTGTCTGGTCGATCATACGTCTCTCATCCCCATCAAGTCCAGATAATAATATCGACAAATGGTCTAAGAATACAATACGACACTCCAATCCACTGGCAAGATATTCGATCCGATTGTAAACCACGCTCGGGTCAAAGCTCCCAAAGCCATCAAACATGTAGAGATTCCAATTAGCAATGGTATTATGAAAATGCTTTTTGAGTTCTTCTTCACTATGTTCTCCTAAATGTAAGGGTTTACCAACAGCTGTGGACATTAATCCAAGTGCTGTCTGTCTATTGCTTGCTTCAAGATCCAAAAATCCAACCCTTTCTCCTTTGTTGAGTAAGTGAGTTGCAATTTCACGTGTGATTGTGGACTTGCCTTGCCCAGTGCCACTAGTAAATGTGACAAGTGAGCCATACCTGATCCCTCGTAGCTTCTTATTAAGTCCCTCGTATGGGTAGTCATGGTCTGATTCTTTCTGTGGGGTGGTGACTTCTTTAAGTAATGTCTTTGCATCAATTATACCATCAGGTTGGTAAGGTTTTGCATCCCATATAGCTTTTCTTATAGCTTCTGAATCGTTTGCTTGTAAAGCTTCCGAAGCGTCTTTATAGGATTCCAATCTTGCGATTTTGACCTTCCCAGGTGGTAATACTGACGCAGCATCTTCCGCTGCTTTTCTTCCAGCATCGTCTCCATCAAAGAAGAGTATAATTTCTTGATACCCTTGGAATAACGGTATCTGTTTTTGAATATCTTTCTTAGCACCTTGTGCTCCATGAGGTAATGATACATGAGGCCAGCCTGTCATAGCTTCGTAGCCCGAGGCAGCGTCTAACTCCCCTTCATAAACAATGATCCGTTTACCGCTACTAGGAAATAAATGCTGACCAAAGAGAGTATCAGTACTGTTCCCTTCATAATAAAAATCTTTTTGTTTAGTCTTTACTTTTGCTCCCTGAAGTATTCCATCGCCTGTGAAATAATGGAAGCGTAGTAGTTCTCCGTCTCTGAATATCTTATAAAATTGGTTGGTTTTTTCAGATATTCCTCGTTTTTGCAGCCGTACAGCTGATC